TCTAATACTATTTTTTAACGCTTCTAGCTGAGTTGACATTTTTAACTTCTTTTAATAATTCGTATGTAAGCATTAAAACTGAAACTTGCTTTTCTTGATTCTCTTTAAGGAACTTATCTGATTTATAAAGTTTAATCATTTCTGATATCTTAATCTTAGTTACCTTATCGGTAATAGTTTTTGATTCCTTTACTAAATTATTCAATACTTTTTTAGTTTCCTCTTCTATAAATTTTGGGAATGCAGAAGTATTAGTAACGTTGTTTATGAATTCTCTCAATAAACCTTTTTGAGAATCATCTAAATTAGAATACTTCTTATTGAAGCTTTCTATTAATAATTTATAAGTTAACAATCTTAAATCTTCTGATTGTTGTTTAAATGATTCGTATAATGTATCAGATGGTTTAGTTGAAATTCTTTTGTTTACAATATGCTCTAATATAGTATTATTAGAATCAATAAAATCTCTAATCTCAACCTTTCTACCTAAAGTTTTGGTTTCAAATACCTTATAAACAGAAGCTAATAATTTATAATTCTGTAGGTTCGATGATAGAAATTTATCCAAATCATAGGATTCCTTTATTGTTTTGATAAGATTATACTTTTCTTTATTTAGTTTATTCTCATCTAACTTTACTCTTTCCTTAGCCACTTCTTCTAAGAATAACTTAGCATCATCAATCGAAGAATACTTTTCTTTAACGATTTGATTGTATAATTTCAATTCTTTAGCCAACTCTTTGTTTGAACTAAAAAATTCCTTTATAATCTTCTCAGACACATTTTTTGTCGAATTTGATAATACCTCTTGCGTAATTTGCTTGACAAGTAGTTCAAACAAAATAGCCGTATTCTTAAACTTTGAGTGTTTAACTTTCATCAGAATTTATTATTTTTCTTTACTATATATGTAAATATTACTTCTATAAATATTAGGAAACTTTGAATAAGTGATTTTTACACATCTGGTAAGATATTATTATCATCTAATAATGAACCTGTATCATCACTTAATCCCTCTATACCTTCACTTATAACTTTTTTACCCGCTTTTCTAGCGTTATTTGATTGAATTTTATTTCGTATCCCATCTCTTAATTTCTTATCTTTATCAGAAATACTCTTAAGTTTTTCACCGATTCTCTTATGACGACTTTCCCTTCCAAAATTACGAGTGATATCTGCTTTACCCAATGGGTCTCTTCCAAATGCATTATCATCTGTGCCATTGTTTCCTGTCATTTGAGGTCTACCACCCAATTTACCATTCTCTATACTAGCATCAGCCGCTTCTTGAGTAGGTTGCTCATCATTTGGCTCTGTCATCATACCCGTTTCAGGTTGTTCTCCTTCAGCTGGTTGCTCACCTTCCGCTGGTTGTTCTCCTCCAGGTTGCTCTTCGTATGGGTCTACACCTTCTTGCTCAATCTTATTTAATCGGTTTAAATCAAATGTATCATATACCACATTAACAGATTCTTCAGCGATTTCATCTTCCGATAATTTGAATATGTTGGTATAAATCCAATTATTAGATAACAACTTTAATGCTTTCATATCAGTTGCCAATCTAACTTTCTCAGCCCATAGATTGATTTTCTCTTGCTCATAGATTGTAGATGGGTTAGTTAACTCTAATTTGAAATCAACCGCATCCATACCCTCAACTCCCTGGGCAATCAAATGTGCGATAGCTACCTGAGTTAATTCAGATACTACCACTCTTTGAATTCTTTCAATAGTTCTAGCGAAACGAATATCTTCAGCTGCTAATGTAGCTTTACCGTTGATATCCTCTTCATATCCTAAGAAAGCTTTTGGAACTTTAAGTGCTGCAAATAGTTTAGCTTTTAAGTAATCGATATCTTCTATAGCAGTATATTGTAATCCACCTAATGTATCAATCGAAGTTCCGCTATCCCCACCTCTTACAGGCATAAAGAAATCCTCTGTGATGTTCATCATATTATACTTAAGATTGTAATCCCCCGTCTTTTGGTCTTGAAAAGGAGTTTTCTTAATCTTATTGATAATCTTCTGCATATAGTTATCAACCTCTTGAGGAGGAATGTTACCTATATCAATTTTGAATATTCTTTTCTCAGGTGCTCTCATAATACGATGTATCATCATTGCATCTTCCATCAATGTAATTTGCTTCCACAATCTTCTTGCGTTCTCAATCATTGATTTACCATAAGGTAAGTAGTTTGTATCCGAATACAAACGGAAGTGAGCCACCTCAAAGTTATCATATTCATGCTTACCCAATCTATCAGGGTCAATGGTGAATTTGATACCTTCTTGTCTTCTATTAACTCTCGTTGGGTCGTTTAATCCCTCAGTTCTAGTTACATGATACACCGATTGTGGATGTACGTTAACTACACCTTCTCCTTCAGCTATTTCCAATACAATAAAACAATCACCATATTTACATAGGTTTCTAACCCAAGGCCAAAGATTAAACTCTATGTTCATTGTATCATAGAATAAACTCTCTAATATTTCCTTAACTTGTTGATTTTCTGTTTTTATAGTAAGAACATCCCCATACTCATTTTTAGTAGTAGATTCATCTGCATAGATATCCAACGCCGATGCTATGATTGGGTCGTTATCCATTGCATCATAATCTAAGAATAACTCTCTACGAATTACTTGATATGATAATTGGGTTTGATATACATCCTGCGTATATCCTGATTGCAATCTATAAAATCTATCCTTTAACGATTTTAAGTTAGTTACCTGTTGACTGTTTTCGGTATCAATAACTCTCGTTCTGTTTCCTTCTTTTTTGACAATAACACCAGTCGAAAAGACCTTTCGTAATCTATCAAAAAAAGAATTGTTGTTTTCTGCCATTTTTTATATTATTTTCTATAATTCTTAAAACTATATTGTATATACATATATATAGAGAATTTACACTAAAACATTAATATATAAGTAAACTTATTATAAATATCAAAGTAACCATCTTATATCTTCTTTTTCGCCACCGAAATCCATTTCATACGGATTTTGTTTAAAAGTTTGATGATTATATACCCCCATTTCGTTTCCTGTGGATGCAAATGAGTTTAATCCTTGTTTAGCTAAATCCATTCTTTCTTGTCTTAAACGTAACGCGGTATCCCTCACCCACAACCCAATCGCCAAACACATCGTTAAGTCATCATTATACCCCCTCATAGCTTCCGCTCTGTTTGTGAACCATATAAAAGTAAATAACTCATCTATTGTTCTAACCGATTGTATTACTACCGATTTCTCTCTAAAATATTCGTCTAATTTAGAAATCATAAGAGGGCGGGTTTTTGCAGATGTTGTAAATCCTGCTACCTGTCTTCTCTCTTCTGCTCCAAATTTATTAGTATATTGTCTTTCAACATCCACATATTTGTAATCCGATGTTTGATAATACACATTGTTATACCCCCTATCTATTACCTGTTGTAGTGCCGCCCATCCGATGTTTGCGTTCTCCACAACTAATAGTGCATTATTGTAATCCGTTGCAACTGAAACTAAGAAGTTACCAAATTCCTTTGTATCTATCTTACCTCTATATTCCGCAACCTGAACATTGTTAACAACATCCATAACGTGGAAAGCTGAGTAATCTGATGCATCACCTCTGGCAACGTCGGCTACAACCATATAAGATTTATTGTAATCAGGATATTCCCATTTCCAATAGTTTCCATCCCATCCACCCTTTTCAACCGGGTCTTTAACAAATGTTTCCTTATACCACATTAGGATTTCAGGAGAAATTACCGTATCACCGGAAGATATAAAGTCACAATCACACTCTTGTGCTGCCAACTTCTCTCCCAATACTTTTGTTTGCTCATCTCTCCATCTTTGGTCTCTCTCAGGATGAACCGTCCAATGTAGATGGATTGGGTTGAACTCATTTGTTCCTTCCTCTGAACCTACCCATTGTTTATGAAACCAGTTGCCCACGCCATTCGGTGTAGAAAGTGCTATACAGCTACCACCCGTTGATAGGGCCGGAGTTGCAGATGCCCAAATCTCATTAATATCCGGTACGAAAGCCGCCTCATCGACAACTAATAATGATAAGGCTTCAGAACGACCTGCATCAGGTGAGGATGGAATAGCTTTTACTTGTGAACCATTTACTAATCGTAATGAGAGTTTGTTATCTTCCTGTGTTGCTACCTTTAACCAACTCGGTAAGTTATCATACATAACCCTTACCTTTGTTACTAAGTTCTTAGCAACCTCCTGCTTAATCGCAATAACAAGTACGTTATAATCTTGATTGAATATCATCTTCCACAAAGAATAACCAGCGGTTAGTGTGGAGATACCTGTTTGACGGGATTTAAGAACTAAGTTGTATCGGTGTTCTTTAAATTGTAATAAAGTTTTTTCCTGATATGGAAATAACTCAAACCTTAACTTACCTTTCGTAGGGTGCTGAATCTTACAATACTTACGCATGAAATATACGGGGTCTGCTGCACATTTAACATACTCTTGTCTGATTACATCCTTTAAAGATAATTGTTTATCCTGCATTAAAATATTCTGTTTATGATAGGATTATTGAGTTCCCTCAATTTAGTATCATATATAACTATATCTTCTTCTAATTCTAACAATCCTTTATCAATATTACTAATTTCCAATTCCATATCAGCTTTCATTTCATCCATTGGTTTTGGTAAATGCCATATCTCAGTTTGTCCGTTTTCTAAGATATACTCATATTGAGGTTTAAGTTCTTTTATACCACTTTCTATTTGAGTTCTAGCTTCTTTTGCCTTAGCAATTGCTCTATTAAATATTCTATAGTTTTTATACTCTTCAAACACTCCTAGCTTAGTCGCTTCGGTATCCATTTCTATATTACAGTCAATACAAAATCCAGATTGTTTAATTAAAATTTTATCGTTAGGCCCATACTTTTCTTTAGAGCAATCCGGATTTTTGCAATTATCCTGTTCTCTTAAAAATTCTCTAGCTGATTGAAATGCCTCGTGATTCTTACCTGTTTTTAATACGAACCCTTCTTTCTGTTCATAACGATATACATCATCTTCCCATACTTCTCCAATTTCCCTTTTAGTATGTGGGTTGGATTTTTCGTAACCAAACGCTTTACTAGGGTCTTCCCCTCTAAACACAAAATCCACCAATTCACGGCGGGTTTTATGCATTAAATCTTTTCTAAATTCTTTAGCCATATAACCTATTTTGTATATCTATATATATTATGGAAAATAAGATTAAGGTAATTTTACAACCTCAATCTTAATCTTAGGAGTGTACCCATCTGGCAACTCAACCCTAACTCCTTCGAATGATTCTACTTTACTTTCAAAGTAATTTATCTGTAATATTCTATCTGTAAGATTCATCACCGTTTGAGAAGATGTCCACATTTCATCGCTTTGTCTTCTCATATTTAATTGTGAATTTGTTTTAAAAAATTCCTTTCTCATTGCCGCTGCTATCTCTGTCCAATCACTAACCTTATCTACTGTTTTTTCTGCGGTTGTTTTTCTCAACTTAGATGATAAGTATTTGATTCCATCTGTGTATCCTGCATCTGTAAATACATGTCCATGATTAGTTCTAACTACAGGACTCTCAGTATTTTGTAGTTTTACATCAGGCATATGCTTTGATGTAGTTTCGATACTAACCATGTGTTTTGGAGATGATACAAATGTATGACCTTTTAAAGATAATGAACTCTTACCCTTATATGTAAGCGCTGCTTTGATTGCCTGCTTAAGTGTAGGTTGTTTGATGATGTTTCTCATTTTATCACCATCTGGTCCAGGTTTACCAACCTTTTTAACCAATTTTTTTTCAGCTTCATCGTGCCCAACTAATAGGGCAGAATTGATAACTCCTATACCATTTGCATTCATACCCTCACTCCAATCGGTGATTATATCATGTAAATAAGCAACTTCTACGCCATCTATAATGGTATGAACTATTTCTAATTTAGGTTTATATGCTCTATCTCTATTCTTTGCTAAGATAAATTTATCATTAACCTCCTTAGATACAATAATACATTCGGTTACAGGTTTGCTCATTTGGGAATATTATAGTAATAAATATTAAAATTAAACAAATAGATTATGTCTATCAAAACTATTTTTTAAAACGTTTTCCATAGAATTAGCTTCCCATTTCATATCCAACAGATAAGCAACTCTAATGCTATCACCTGTATTTACTATATTATGTTCTATTTTTTGCGAATCAAACCAATGTATTCTACCATCTTCAAATCTGGTATTATACTCTACTTCATCTATTCTAAACCAATTTATACATTTCTCATTTGAAACAATCGGTAATATAAACCTTCTATATTCATTACCACCATCTTTATGCCAATTTAATTGTCCAGATGAATGTGTAAAAAATAAAAATATATTATCAATTTTCATTGGTTCAAATGCCGGAAGTACCAATTCGCTGAATACTTTTAATTTAGGGAGTTGGTACATCTTATCCAAATTATGCATTGAAACATTTGGAGTTTCCGGAGAAATTGAGCTAGTATCGTATTGGGATTTTATTTCCTTTAATAACAACTCCGAATCAAACTTTATTTTTGAAGTATATAATTCCATTATCTACTGAATGTGAATATTCCTAAAATTTGATTCAACGGTGCAAATGCTCCTGTTAATTTATATGTTGCTCCCTTATAAGAAAATACAATACCTTCATTTGGTACAATCTTATCAAATCCACCTAAAGCATTTAATCTAGCTAATTCTATTTCTAATTTAGCTAAGTTTTTCGCATCACCGGTTGCTTTAATAGAGGATATAGCAGTTTCCAATCTACCAACCATTTGTTGTTTAGCCGCTTCCGGATTTGCAGTCAATACCGATGTCATAAATGAAAGTACATCTGCTCCAACTCCTAAGAATATCTCTTCAAACTTAAGAAGGTTATCCTTTGTTATTTTAGCCTGGTCTTTCTTATCGGTTTGGTCTGCCCATGCTTTTAATTTAGCATCTTTAATATCAGCTAAACGGAAACTCTTATCTCCAAAAGCCCATCTCTTAACTAATCCTATTTTTTGTTGTTCATCCAATGAAGATGCATTCTTATCTACAAATTGTCTCCACCAAGCCTGATGATAATCAGCTACACCATTTTTATCACTTAACCCAAATTCAGATTGTAGTTTGGAAATCATTCCTAAGTAAACCGGTTGTTTAGCTTTCAAATCTTTATTAACAGGTAATTTTTGAACCGGAGGCCCTTGTAATGTAAACTTAGATTGAACATGTGCATTGATTTGTTTAACCATTGCCGCTAATTTAGCGCCTGCTGCTGGGTTCTCCCCAACTGCATCTCCTGCCTCATTATATTCCATTGTACCATGAAATACTAATAATGATGTACCATAAGGAACTACGTTTGTATTCTCTGGATAAATGATTTCACAATTCATAAAACATTTACCATCTTTGAATATATCTTTTTTAT